AAGAGCAGTACCGGCAAGCTTACGAGGAAGGTAACACAGATAATGTGGTTGATGCTCAGCAAGCTTTGAGCAAGGCAACAACGGAGCTAACTGAAGCTGATCGTTATGCCCAGAGTGCTGCAAATCAACAGGCGCAGCAGCAACAATACGAGCAGGCTTGGGCGGCACAGCAACAACAGCAGTTCCCACAGCCTCGGCAACAACCGCAACAACCGAAACAACCCGACCCTGAGACTCAGGAGTGGGCGGCGGGAAACCCTTGGTTCATGGCATCAGGTCATGAGGCGATGACCTCGCTTGCTTATGGTAAGCATGCAGAGTTAGTGAATCAGGGAATAAAGCCTAATTCTTCTGAATACTTCAGACAGATTGATGAAACGGTTAGAAAAGCGTTTCCAGATTATGATTGGCAGGTTGGGAATTCCCAGCAAGAGCGAGCTTCGACTGCTAGTCAACCTTCGATGGTGGTGGCCCCCACAACTAGAAATAATGGGGCCAAACCTCGCATAGTGAAGCTTTCGCCATCCCAACGCTCTCTCGCTAAGAGGCTGGGGTTAACGGACGAGCAATATGCCAAATATGTTTAATTGGGAGATTACCAATGACTGAAGAGCGCACCCCGAGAGATGTACAAGAAAGAGATAGTGATGTCAGGCCAAGTGATTCTTGGAGTCCTGCTTCTGTAATACCCGATCCAACCCCGCAAGATGGCTGGGTTTTTCGTTGGGTCAGGACAAGTATTCTAGGCCAATCAGATGGGACACATACGTCCAGAATGTTTCGGGAAGGTTGGGAGCCTGTAAAGGCTGAAGACCATCCAGAACTCATGCTGGAGTCTGATATGGGTTCTAAATTCAAGGGCAACGTTGAAGTTGGCGGTTTGCTTTTATGCAAAGCACCAGAAGGGAAGATGCGGGCAAGATCTAAGCACTTCCAGCAGGTGGCCGACAACCAAATGGAGTCCGTTGATAACAATTATCTCCGAGAAAATGACCCTCGCATGCCGCTCTTAGATCCTGAGAGAAGCACGAGGACAACGTTCGGAAGAAACTAACCCTTGGGTGGGGTGGTTTCTTAACATAGGAGGTCATATATATGGCTACTTCTGCTACCCCAAATGGTGCGGAACCAATTAACACGCTAAGTGCTAGTGGTTCGTACACCGGAAAAGTTAGACACATGAAGATTGCTAGTGCTTACAGCACTGCTGTTTTTTACGGTGATTTCGTCAAGCTAGTTTCATCTGGCACGGTTGAAAAAGCCGCAGTAACAACTGCTGTTGTTGCTGGTACAGTTGGTATCTTTGTGGGATGTTCCTACACTGACCCATCTACAAGTCAATTAACATTCAACCAGCAATATCCTGCCTCTACAACGGCTTCGGATATTATGGCGTATGTTGTTGACGATCCTAAGATAGTGCTAAAAATGCAAGGTGATGCAGCTATTGCCCAAACGGGGCTTGGCAACAACGTCTCAGCAATTAGCACAGCAGGATCAACTTCAATCGGACGTAGCAAGAACGCTTTAGATAGTAGTTCTATTGCTACGACAAATTCACTTCCACTTCGTGTCATTGAGTTTGTAGACGGCCCAAGCAGTACGGTAGGCGATGCCTATACCGATTGTCTTGTGACCTATCTGCCTTTAAGTCATGCATACGAAACCAAGCTCGGAGTATAATCAATGGCTATTTCACGAGCACAAACGCTAAAGGAACTACTGCCGGGGCTTAACGCCTTGTTTGGTTTGGAGTATGAAAAGTACGACGATGAGCATGATCTCATTTATGAGACCGAAAGCTCTGATCGTTCTTTTGAGGAGGAAGTAAAGCTTAGTGGCTTTGCTGCCGCCCCTGTGAAGAATGAAGGTTCTGCAATCTCTTATGATTCAGCGCAAGAGTCCTTCACGGCACGATACAATCATGAGACGATTGCTATGGGCTTCGCAATAACCGAAGAAGCCTTAGAAGATAATTTGTATGACTCGCTTTCTGCTCGTTATACAAAGGCTCTGGCACGGGCAATGGCTTACACCAAGCAGGTTAAATCCGTTAACCCGCTGAACAACGGTTTCACCAACTCCTACCAATCAGGTGATGGTGTTAACTTGTTTACAGCAAGTGGTGACGGTGTAACCGGCGGTGGCGGCCACCCTCTCGTTTCAGGTGGTACAAATGACAACCGTCCTTCAACGGCGGCTGACCTCAACGAAACATCTCTGGAGAACGCAATTATTGATATTGCTGCCTTCACCGATGAAAGAGGTTTGTTGATCGCTGCTAGGCCAAGACGTTTGATTGTGCCACCCGCTTTGATGTTTACAGCAGATCGACTGCTTGAAACAGCGCAGCGAGTGTCAACTTCAGATAACGATATCAACGCTATCCGCAACATGGGAGTAATCCCTGAAGGGTATGCGGTTAATCACTATCTGACTGATACAAACGCCTTCTATATCATCACTGATATACCTAACGGGTTGAAGCACTTCGAGCGTACTTCGCTGGAAACTTCAATGGACGGTGACTTCGATACGGGTAACGTGCGCTACAAGGCGCGAGAACGTTACAGCTTCGGCGTATCCGATCCTCTGGGAATCTACGGATCTCCCGGTTCAAGCTAAACACTCGGGGGGCTTTGCCCCCCTTTTGTTTTATCCTGACTGAGTGTTTCATGTGAAACCTCAGACACTAGCCACGACAGGAGAACACAATGGCTAATTCCACTTTTACCGGGGCAGTTCGCTCCGAAAATGGATTTAAATCTATTACGAAAAACTCCACTACAGGTGCAATCACTGTAGAGGCCGTTTATGACACACGCCCTAACTTCCGAATCACGGTAGACAACACAACCTTTAACACGGGTAGCGATGTGACAGACACGTTAACCGTCGGTGAATCCGGTACGCTGTTTAATGTTGACGGCACCGGGGATATTGTTGTCAATATGCCAGCACTGGCTACTGCCAATGTGGGGACTACTTACGAGTTCTTGGTAACGACAGCAGTGGGGAGCGGCAAGACGGTAACCTTTGTGTTGCCGGGATCTGCGGTTTCTAATTTCTATGGCGCTCTTTCATTGATGGGTGGCACCGCTGCCAACCCTGCAACCGATGTAGCAGGGGATACTTTGACGCTTGTTAACTCTACGATAATTAACTCCAGAGTTACTTTGACTTGCGTTGCAGATGATGCAACCAACTCAACTTGGAAGGCAGAGGCACTTGCTTCCCCGATAGCAACGATTGCTTAAACCGTAAATTGAATGGCTGGTTGCGGGGTTTCTCGCAGCCGCTGTTCTGTTGCATATAACCCTATGGGAGCGAGGTGTACAAATGGCTGACGCAGTAGCGACACAAACAATTCAAGATGGCGGCAAGACCGCTATATTTCGCTTTACCAATGTCAGTGATGGCACGGGTGAAAGCGCAGTAACCAAGATAGATGTTTCGGGCTTATCAAATGACCCGATGTCTGGTGCTGCTTGTTCTGGCGTAACGATTCAAAAGATCTATTACTCCACTATCGGTATGGGAGTGAAGATATTTTTCGATGCCACGACTGATGTGCTTGCTTGGCAGCTTAACGCTGACTGGTCAGATACAATAGATTTTACTGACTTTACCGGCATTCCCAATAACGCGGGTTCCGGCAAGACGGGTGACGTACAGTTCACTACTGTGGGTCATTCTAGCGCGGATGTGTATAACATCGTTATGCAGGTATCGAAGAGTTACGGATAGAGTTACGGTTTAGGCAAGGAAAGAGGAAAAGTAGATGGCAACGAGCGGCACATATACGTTTGATCTTGATCTTGCTGACGTAATGGAAGAGGCTTTTGAAAGGGCGGGCACAGAACTCAGGAGCGGCTACGATTACAAGACAGCAAGAAGAAGCTTAAACCTGTTGATGCTTGAGTGGCAAAACCGTGGTCTTATTCTTTGGACGGTTAGAAATACAACGCAAGCTTTGACTGCTGGGACAACTGCCTATTCTCTTGGCGCTGATATTTTGGATATTGTAGAGGCATCTATCAGGACAGATGCTGGGAGCGTAACGAGCCAATTTGATCAGTCAATGACCAGAATTTCTATTAGTGATTATTCACAACTTTCTAACAAGTTGACTCAAAGCAAGCCCCTTCAGTATTACATTGAAAAAAATCCAGACGGAATTATCGTTCATCTTTGGCCTGCTCCAGACGGCCAAGAGACATACACCTTTGCGTACTATTACATGCAGAGGATAGAAGATACGGGCAGTCCTGCATCCAACAACATGGATGTCCCTGCCAGATTTTTACCCTCCCTAGTTTCCGGCCTTGCCTATCAGATTAGCATGAAGTACCCAGAATCTGCGGTTAGGGCACAGATGCTTAAAGCAGATTACGATGAGCAATTTACTCTCGCTGCGGAGAGCGACAGAAACAAGGCTTCTCTCTTTATATCACCCGGAGGCTATCAGTTTTGAGCCGATTTGCTAGAGGAAACCACGCCTACGGTATTTGCGACATGACCGGCTTCAGGTACAAGCTAAAAGACCTTGTGCCGGAAATTGTCAACCAAAGACCCACCGGCTTTCGAGTCGGGAAAGATGTTGTTGACCGTGACCAGCCCCAGTTGCAGTTGGGCAAGGTTAAGGTTGATGACCCCAGACCCGTGAGAGATCCCAGACCCGATAGAGCGCAGGCTGAGAGCCGAGAACTTTTTGCTTGGAACCCTGTAGGGGGTGGTGATATAGCCTTCGGCAGTGTGACGGTTGGTCTGGATATCGAGGCAGAGTCAGGCAGGGTGACGGTAACAACAAGTTAAGGAGAGCATTTGTCATGGCAAAGTTAGAAGTTTTTCAAAACGGGAATTTTTCTTCGGGAGATCCTGTATATCAGATAGGTTATAAATACAAAGACGGCGAATACGGTGAATACGGTGAATATGACATTGTTGTTTTTGACTCAATGACTAAACCGCAAGCAGAAAAAAGATTGGCTGAGATGCAGCCTGCCGCCGCCCCTAAGAAGAAAAAGGTGAAGTTTTCGGACTCGGCTCCTAAAAAAACGGTCATTAAAAAGAAAGCAGCTAAACTAAAAATACCCTTTAAGGTTGAGCTTGAGCTTCTAACTAAAGTAGAACTGGAAAAAGAAATGCGTAAGCATGGCCTTGAGTTAGATCGCAGGAAGACTAAAGGCGCTCTTATTAAACAGTCAGTAGCTTTCTTGAAAGGCAAATGAGTTATGGCTTGGACATTCACAACACTTAAAAATGCGCTGCAAGATTATTTAGAGTCTACCGAGACAACCTTTGTCAGTAATTTGCCGGTCATTATTACGCAGGCAGAAGACAGAATACTCAAGTCCGTACAACTTCCAGACTTTAAGAGAAACTCTACTGGCACCACGACGAGCGGAACCCCATACCTGACAGCCCCGTTAGATTTTCTGGCCCCATATTCTTTGGCTGTCGATAACAGCGGGTATGAGTTTTTGCTCTTTAAGGATGTTAATTTTATCCGAGAAGCCTACCCGTCTAGCTCAACGACTGGGATACCAAAGTATTATGGATTGTTTGATGCAGACAGCTTTATTCTGGCACCAACCCCCAATGCTAATCTAACGGCAGAGCTTCATTATTTTTACAAGCCGGAATCAATTACAACTGCATCGGCTGGCACAAGCTGGCTGGGAGATAACGCGGAAAGCACCTTATTGTATGGTTGCTTGGTTGAGGCTTACACCTTCCTGAAGGGAGAGCCTGACCTGATGCAACTTTATGCGGTGAGATACGAGGATGCTCTTGCTAAGCTTAAAGCACTGGGAGAAGGCTATGACACCACAGATAGTTATAGGTCTGGCTCTGTCAGGCAATCGAGGATGTGATGATCGAGTTTTCTAAATCTGAAGTCGGAAATGTTACCGTGGTAACAACAAACAATACCGGCCTTTCAATAGACCACTGGGCTGAAAGAGCCACGAACACTATTATCAGCGTTGGCTCCCAAAGCCATCCGGCTATTGCGGAGCAGGCAAACGCCTTTAAGGTAGAGGTGTTCCGTACAATAAAGTATTACATGGAAGAGGCGGTCAAAAGCAGCAAGACAACAGCGATTGCTGAGCTTGAG